TACCCTTCAATGCGGTAAATATATCTATTCTGACACTGATCTTCAAGACTGCACATCTCATGCTTAAAATGCTTAACTATTGTGCCAATTGGTAAATAATTCATGCTGCTCACACTCCTTCGTAAGAATCTAGACGCTTTCTTTCCGGATCATCTAATACAATATAGATAGCTTCTGCGGGCAACTTAAGTCCACGAATACCTTGCCAGAATTGCTGATGCTCCGATAGAAAGTACCAAATAGAATCCTTTAGGATTACTTTACTTCGTCCTGGATCAACTGCAAGAAGCTCATCTTCAAATTTCTTAATAAATTCAGTCCTCCAGTACTTTGCCTTCGGCATCGATTCAAACAAAACTATGTAAGTTTCGTCGTATTCACTCACTATATGTCAACCCCTATTCACAATATTTTGCATTAAATACAAATTTTGCAAGAACTGCATGCTGTGCAATTCTGCCCCTTGTTAAATCTCGAATGCAGTCGATACCACATTTAGTTACAAATGAATTATGCATAAGCTCTACAATCGACCTAATTGCAAGCTCTATGTTGCAATCCTTTCCTGAATCATAATGACTGATTTTCCATATTATACTAGAAACACTCTCTTTAAATTTACAAACTTCAGCAAGCGATTCGTAGTAGTTGATTTCGTCTACGTTCATATCAAGAACAGCATCTGCATCGGAAAATGATCTAACACATTGCCAAACGAGTCTGGATGATACATTGTTGAATTTAAGTGTATCTTTCTCCTTGCCATACACATCTATATCTTGTAATGTGGGTGGACTTACCGTCACGATTGCACTCCTACTAATAATTGTATCCGGAACTGCTTGCATATTTCGGCAAGTAATTAAAATGTATACATTGGGCAACGGCTCTTCTAATGACTTAAGCAATGTATAGGAAGCACCGGCCACACCTAAGTCTAGATTTTCGATAGCAAGTAAAACTCTATTTTGAAGAGATAAACAAGAATCAAGTGCTTCTCTGATATCAGCTACCTTAGGAGCTACCACTGAGAAATCATCTATGCCTAGCATATTAGCGTATTGTTTGCACAAGTAAGTTTTACCGCAACCTGAAGGTCCTTCAATAAGAATGCTTTGACGGTTTGATGCTGCAAGCTGTTTAAGTTCGGCAAGCGGCTCTTTTTGAGAATTAGATAGCACTTTGCATCACCTCCAGTGAAGGAACATCTTTGAATGTAAGTAATCCAAAGAGGTAAATTAGACTTGATTTGGTATTAGTAGACGTATTGCTCCTAAGTTTATCTAATTCCGCGTAACTGTTCATAAACATATGATAAATGTCTTCAATCTTCCATAACTTTGCGTAATCCTTCAAAGGCGAATCAGAATACTTAGAAGTAAGAATTTTCTCAAGCTCTATCATTGTTTGTAAGATAGTATAGACTAAGGAATCAAGATCGCCTTCGTACTTATCAAGCAGTTGTGCAGCTTGTGCAAAGTTCCGGCCTGCAACAGCTTTCTGAATATCAGATTCAAGCGAAGCATCTGAGCAACCAAATAGCTTTGCAATCGCCTGTTCAGGCATTTTTGCAAGTAATACAGGGTCAGCATTGACCATCGACTTGCAAATTGTCCTTGCATGCCCATAGCTAGATGCGCAATAAGTAGCAATTTTGATTGACCTGTCATCTAGATGCGGAAAATCCTTATGAAGATATTTTGAAATGTATTTCGGATCTATAGTTTCAACTGAACAAGTGAATTCAGGCAAGAACTTATCAAGTTTTGCAACGTGTTTCGGATCTGTATAAACACAGAAAATAGTCCCAATCTTCTTGAGACTTCGTATCTTCTGAACTAAAGCAGGATTGATAGTGGAAACAAAGTTTTCGTCATATCTGATTACATACAATGCAGGGGGCACAGGAATAAGATGCTTTACACTAAGGAAATCAACGCAAGCTGAAACAGAAGGATACTCTTCCTTCTTGCCATAATGCTTTGTAAGAGCTTCTATGTATTTATCCTTAATACCGTATTCTGAACCACCTACAATATACATCAGTTTAGGTGAATCACTCAATACGCTCAAGCCAAAATCCTGTATTGTAATCATCTTTCAAATAACTCCTTGAATAACTTAAGCGGAAGAATAACTACGTCGTCGCCTTCCCAAGTTAACTCAAAAACAACACCCTCGTAGAAAGCACCGACGTAAAGTTTTCCAGCTATTTTCAATGCTTCTGTTAACTTGTCGCTAGAACAGCTGATGTTCTTTCTTATTTTGATAGGAAGATCACAACTGATAGTTGAAGCTAACTTAAGATTAGCAGCTCGACACAAACACCATGTCTTACTAGCTGTCTGCGAACCATCATCAACAATAAGAACGGGCTTCCGGTGCATAGCCATGGCCTCATCTTTGATCTTCTTCCACACATCCGTGTTAAAGACAATGCTGTGATCGGGGGTTGTATGCGTCTTGCACTCTATCAACCATTCATAAGTTTTAACATCTCCAGGAGTTCCGGGAGCTGCGCCGCTCATGCCGATCTGGTAACCTCCGAGTTGTTTTGCTATCATCTTCTCTTGTTTATCTGAAAATTTCTTTGTACTTTCAGGCATTGTTACTTACCTCCTCTTAGGTATATAAACGATTTAAGGTGCTTCTGTTTCAGCATCATCGTTAAATGGATATTCAATATCAGTCGGAACAACATCGCTCATATCTGCATGCACACCATTAATATCGTTTTCTATAAACTTCTTGAGCTTTTCATAATAATCTTGGTTTGCTGCTAAGTAATCATATACTTTCAAGAGACCATTCATTTTTACAGGCTTGCCGTCTTCCTCCAGAATAACTCCGGTTTCAGGATCGCATATAGAGAACCATGCACCCTTTTTAATAATAAGATTGTATTTATCAATGGCAAGTTTAGCATAATCAAAATCAGGTCTAATTCCTGATTGTGACATCAAGAAATATGAACCCACTTTTCTATCAAACGGAGCACCCTTCTGTTTCGCCACTTTTACATTTATTTTGTAACCTGCAGGGTTTTCAACATTCTGAGGAATTTCGTTGCCCGCGAAATCTAACTGAGCACCTTTCTTGAAATAAAGACGAAGTGTGCAATAGAACTTTATTGCACGACCACCGGGTGTCTGTATAACATAAGGATTGTCCATATTATCTCGTGTCTGGTTAGTTAAAAGTAATGTGCAATCATATTTGCTACACAACGGAGTCATTTTACGCATGAACGAGGTCATCAATCCAGGAAGAGATGCAACTGTCCGTTCTCCGTATTTCTTTTCCAATTCTGCAGCAGTTACAAAACTAGGAATTGAATCAACTACGACTAGCCCGAGATCGCCTTCGCAAACAGCATCTTGTAGGGCCTGGCATTGCTGCTCCGCGGGAATATCAGAAGGCTGAGCTACGGCGATATCGCCTTTGCGCAACCCAATTTTACCTGCCCACGACCAGTCGAATGTATGTTCCATATCCCAATACAGAACCTTCTTTGGGCCTCTATCTATTAAATCTTCAAGCGGCCCTGCATACTCCTTCTTACCTTGTGCAACTAGCTCTCTGTATCTTTGAACTTGCTCTTCATGTTCACGTTCAAACGCTAACTTAGCCTGATAACATATGTCTTGGGCCGTTGTCGACTTACCTCCTCCTTCTTCTCCGAAGAACTCAACTACACGGCCTCGAGGAACTCCTCCATATGTTATGTAATTAAGAAGCGGAGACGAGAACGGAATTTTCGGAATGTTGTCCTTGACACTGTTCATCATATCTAAGCATCCCCATTCCTTAGCCTTCTTATTTAATACATCCATGAAACCCATTTATAAATTACCTCACTTTCCGAAACAATCAAGACGGCACTTAGCAAGTGCAGAAGTCATTTCTGATATGCTTACACTAAATCTTATACCTTCAACTTCTATTTCGGCTTGATCACCCTCGGCCCATTTGCTTCTTACAACAATCTTAGGCACATCAATAGGACTCTCGCCTTCTTTAGTATCTCTGTAATTAGTAATTTTACATTCCACAGTCACGTAACCTTCCTCCTCACATTGTATATTCGGGTAAACTTGTATCCTTACCAAGGGCATCGGGATTCAAAACGCCATCTGACCGTCTTGCATCCCATATCTTCTTTGCGCTCATTATCAATTCTTTTGAAAAGGACATTTCACGACTTACTCTTTCAAGAATTGAATCATAAACTGTTACAAGTAATCTATCTTCTGCAGTAAGTGCAGCTGCATCTTCTTTCTTCTGGGTAGCTGATCCGACGTTACTAGGATTCTGAATGTAATCTCGTTCAATTTGTTTGATATGAATTTTAATTACTTCTTGAGCCGTTTTGAGCTTACTGAGTTGTTCAGTTACCGAAAATAGTTCAAGTGGAAGCTCTGTAAGAATCCATTCAAGTTCGAAATCTGTTATCGGATCTTTATTTGTTTTCATACGATTATACAGCTCTACTTCTCCCTTGAAATACTGCGAGAAGTACTTCTTGTATTCGTTTTCAGCCCATTCGTTCACTTCGTTTATATCAGATGAAACTGATTCAAGTGTTTTTTGTAAGTTCATATGTATGCACCCTTCACAAGTTAAATATCGAACCGTATTCAATCAGTCTTGACAAATGACTCATACACTGTATTAAATCTTCATCATAAACATGCCCAATGATGTAAAATTGTTTGCCCGTAAAATCTGATTTAAGATGCTTTTCAATGCTGCGATGCGTATAGTTATAAATAAAAACATACTCCTGAGCATCAGCACTATATGGCAAATTTCCTAGATACAAAATCTTGTTATCTGCACCTAAGTAGAATACATCTCCGGGTTCTGCTTCTCTACGAGGACAATATTTCATAGCTACCTCATTTCTTCGCTGCAGGAACTGAACACAAATAAGAGATTGCAAGTTCCTGTAAGTACTGTGTTGTCTTCAATTCTGCATTCATCTTAACTAACAGATTAGATAACTTAAGGCACAGTGCTGCATGCTGAGTTCCATAGCCTTTGATCTTATCCTGATAAATACTTGGAATCATTGTCTGATTAATGTCCTGTAAGTAGATGAATTTAACTATGTTTGTTACGAATGAGAAAAATCCGTCAAACCATTTGACGAAATTAACTCCGGAATTGTATACTGTGTTTATAATGCTGACAATCTTTTCGTTATCTTTCTTTGCGATTGAGTTGAGGAGATCAAAATAGTCATCATAACTAGGTAAGTTAAGAGCCTTCATCACGTTTTCGACAGTTAAATCAGTACTGTACCCCATACATTGCTCCAAGGATGTAATGCTATCTCTGAGGCCTCCTTGAGAAAGGCGCGCTATCAACCATATAGCATCTTCTGTATATGTTTTAGACATTACAAGACCTCCTTAATAGATTCGTCACTAAGACGATAAGTAATGAAATGTAATCGTTTTCTGCAGTGTTTCGGGTCATCTAAAACAGCTCTTATATCAGCGATACCTAACTGCCGACCTGCTTCCGAAATTGAGCAGTATATTTCGCCAGTTTCAACACATTGTATAGGTATGCAATTATAAGGAAGGCGCCCTTTACAAGCTTCGCTCATTTTTCGACGGCTTTCTTCGCTTCGAACATAAGTGCGCTCAACATGTTTAATTTCTTTTTTGGATCTAACCTCTTGCCAATACTTCTGTAAACTTGCAGCTATCTGATTACGTTGCGAATCGGGCATGTTTAATGCAATTTCTTGCAACTTTTTCTTGGATTCCTCTGACAACTTTCTCTTGCCTAAAGTTGCTTTAGAAATCTTTTGTCTGTGTGTATAAGACAGAGGAATGCCACGAAAACGAGCTCCAATTTTTGCTTTAGCTTCTTCGGTGTGATGATATTGACCGACACTACCCTTATTCCAAGGAATAATAGGCCCATGCGACATTCTAGTTTGTCTCCATTTTGCTGTTTGTTCTGGAGTCCTAGGATGCAGCTGCTTAGTACGTTTATTAGACTCACTGATCCGCCTCAACTGATCTGGAGTGAATCGTCTATTCTTTATACCAGCAATTACCTTTTGCCTGTAATTTGGATCTTTCCATCGTTCTCGAGAAGCTGCTGCAATTTTGGATCTAGCATCTTCATTAAAATGAGTGCGTACGTCACCTCCGGTCGTCTGATTATACCCGAAAGATGGGTCCGAACTATTGTACTTAGTAATGAGGTTGCATTCTATTTTGCAAGCCTCTGCTAAAGACACTTCGGTGCATATGATATCATGCTTAAAATTGTTCCACCCATACTTCTTGATAGCACTCCAAAAGTGCTTATTAGAAGTATAGCCCGATCCGCCTGTACCCCATCGAAGTTCACAAGGCTTATACGAAGTTATTCCAACATAAATCTTACCGGTAGGAGATGTATGCATGTATACAGAATATGTTTTATGTTTGTCTAATTTGCTCAACTTTAGTGTAACCTTCTTTCTGAAGAATATATTCTAATCTATCATGCACACCTTGCAAACTTATCTTAGAAAGCTGAAAAGTTTGCACTCTTGACAAGATAGTAGCTGGTATTTTTTCAGGATTTGTAGTACATAAGTTAACTACAGTTCGCGCTGGTTGCTCTTCTAGTGTCTTCAGAAGAGCTTGCCAGCTTGCTTGAGATAGCGCGTGACATTCATCTATGATAAAAACTTTATATTTAGTGCCGACAGGATATGTTTGCATCTGTGCAATAAGTTCTCTCATAGAATCTATACCGCTATGCGAAGCAGCATCTACTTCAATTACATTTTCTGAATTAGTAGTGCCGTTTATCGTGTTTGCTATGATGCGTGCTGTTGTTGTGTTATGCGTTGGGATAAAATCATCCGAAATATAAGTATGGTCAGGATGATCAACAAAAATGCACTGGCATTCTGTCATACCCTCAAATTCTATCTTTGCAATTTGACGCTGCGTCGATTTCCGATAAGGGTCGACTACATGTAATTTATCAAGCCATTCATCAATATTTGCAATGGGAATTGAATATTCTGTATAAGATTCGGGTCCGAATAAAAGATAATCTGTTGTTAAAACCGCTGTCCTACTCCCGAAAGGAGTTTCGCATGCAACTAGGTTCAAATGATTATCAGCTACTCTAATTGATGCTTCATCTTCGAGAGTAATTCTATACACTGAACGAAGTCCTTGTGGGTAAACTCCAATTACTTTCCCTGTATTACCTTTATGTGTAATCACTTCGTCGTCAACATGAACATCTCCCATTGGTTTGAATCCGGAAGTAGTTAGCACTAAACTATCTAATGGTTGAGCCTTGCCAGTGCCTGCGGGTCCGATGAACAAGAAATTTCGATTGGTGATTTCATCTGATTTACAGATATTACGAACTATATCAATTACAACAGACTGTTCAACAACTTCATCCAGTGTTGATGGCCGGTATTTGCTAGCGAGATTATTCAAAATTATCCTCCTCTTTGTCACTGTACTCTTCGAGCATCGTAGTTGCGTAGGCATCAAGTTCCTCAAAGAACTCTTTTTCATTATACCAATTGGAAGTCAATGTAGTTTCGTAACTGGCTATCTCACCTCCGCAAGCCCATTCAACATAAACGAAAACTTCGCGTGTTACAGTTGATACTGCAACATATCCATAAAAATCACTGCTTAATCTCAAGCAACGTTCATAACAGTTCTTAAGCTGGCCCGTTACATTTCTTTCCTGATACTCAAACCCATGCCTAAGCAATATATTTGCAGGGCAGATGTTCTCGTTGTTCAAAATGCCCATATTTCAAACTCCTCCAGAAATTCTATAGGTTACATAACGATTCAACTTTTTGAGTCTAACGACTCAGCTCTGCTGTTTCCGGGAATAACTTTCTTGGAATAATAAGATGAATCTGTAACTCTAACCCATTTACCATCAACCATTTCAACATATTCAAAAGTGCCTACTCGTGTAGGCCGATCAACTTGAATTGAATGCCAGATTGATGATTCATCAATATGCAGTATCTTACCTGCTTCGCATTTATTCTTGTATATTTTGCCGGTTTCAATACACCTAACAGGCTTGCTATGCACAGATATGGATCTAGATCGCAGTTTATTCAGATGCTCAGGGGTATTGTAACTTAATCCTAATTTAAAAGCGTGTATAGCATTTTCGGATTTAGTTACCCATTCTAAATTTTCTACGTTGTTGTTAGAAGGATGGCCGTCAATATGGTTAACTTCTGGCTTATTATGAGGATTTGGTATAAAAGCAGAGGCAACTAATCGATGAACACTATATACAGTTAGTACAGAAGATTTACTTAAAGTTACCTGCATGTATCCCTTTTTTAGATCGCGCCGCGGACGAAGTATCTGTTCTGGAATAGTTCTCTTATTGTTACAATTAGCTAGGCCACATCGTATAGTTCGTTGCAAACTTTTAACGCGACCTAAATTAGAAACTTGATAACTCCCCTCATATCCTTTGATATCTTTCCAAATTTCAGTCATTATCAACGTAAACTCCATTCTCTACATTTTTTATAATATGGGCACATATTCTGCGTACAATCTGGATCACCTATTGGAAGTCCTTCAGGGGCGATGTTTGCTTCAACAAGTTCAAGCACTCTGTCAAGTCGTCTCTTGACTCGTTCCTGCTCTACTTCGTCAACTGTGACTTCAAAACATTTAAGTGACCCGTACTGCCTATCTATGTACAAAAAAAGCACACTAGAAATATGGAGCATTGTTGCGTAGCACTTTACTTGATCTATGTGCTTTGGTTTTGGTTCAACTAAGTCGTTCAGCGAAGAAAATTCAGAAGTTTTGATTTCAAGAAGCCGTACTTGACCATTGAAATTAATAAGTCCGTCACATGCGAACCTAATCGGATAAGGCTTCTTCATGTCAATTCGAGATTCAAATCCTGACTTTTCGATAGTCATCTCATAATCTTTGAAAAGTTCAGGATTCTTGCTTATCCAATCCTGAACTTCTATCCAATTTGCTCCGAGATTCGTCATGAGCCTATTCTGAATTATCTGATGACAAGCAGTTCCTATTTCTGCTGTAAAATTTAGCGTTGTATCCGGATTTGATATCTTATCAGGCTGAGTCCCCCTTAAGCGAAACCAACTTACTCTATCGCATCTCATCTGAGACGGAGCAAAAGTCTGTTGTTTTGGCTCTTCTCCCTTCAGCTTGATTTCATTTTCAACCAATTCCGAATACATCGCTAAAAAGTCGCTGCTTGCAGCTGAGTTAAACTTGACCATGTGCGCTATCATGTTAGCGTTCTTAAAGGCCATGTTAAATTTCCCCCTATCAAGCTGCTTCGTCAAGTGCGCCTACCATTACAGTTAAGCTATCAGTCCAGATAACAAGACCGCTAACTACACCGTCCATGTCTACGGGACACATATTAACTGTTTCGGTATCAATATGATTGATGATAGGTTTAAACAGTGCGGAGTTCATTGGAATGTTAAATTCTTTGCAGGTTCCTTCAAATTTGACCTTACAGTCAACGTTAGAATCATGAATTCTAACTTCTTGCCCTGAAATTCCAATTTCAATAGGGTTATCACTGCCTGAAGATAGCAAATCAGCCTGGCTAAGGAACTTGGCAATAGGTGCAACAGCTACCTTGAACGTATTTGCACTGTCCTTTACAACACTGCCCATAATAGCATCTGCTGCATAGTTACCAACCGCGCCGTCATCTTCGTATTTAGGAGTAAACTCTGTAGCATACTCAAATCCGTCTGTCTTAACATCAACTCTATAACTCTGATCCATAAGAGTAATGTTAGCTCCTTCCGGGAGCGAATTGAATAAATTGATGATTGTATCGGGAAGCAGGCAAGTTCTGCCAAGTTTACTTTTCTTTGAGAAAGTGAACAAACTATTATCGAAATCACCGACAATAACGTCACCAGACTCACCGATCCAAACATTAGTATAGATAGGATGTACGAATGAAAGTGCTACTGCATACATCTGATAGTCCTTGATAAATTTCCAATCTTTTAAGTCGATTGGTATCTTGGGAGCATCAGCGGCAGCTAACTGAGGACGTTTAAGTTCTCCATCAGCAGCGTCTGCAAGATAAGGAAGTGTAAACTTAGATGAGCCTGAGTGCAGAATAATTCCGCCATCGGTATATTCAAGCGTTGTAGTATTTGCCTCAAATGTGCCTACAAGCTGTTTTAAGATCAAGCAGTCTACAAAACCGGTGATAGGCTCTTCGGAATCACCCAAGCCCTTAAGTAAGATTTCTGTTACTACGTTGTTTGCTTCAAGATTGATACGAAGCTCATGCTTGCTTGCAGTAAGCTCTGCAAGACAACTTAACTTATTGTACTTTGAGATATTTGCCTGGATTACTCCAAGATCAAGAGCATCGGCAAGCGGTTTAGTGGATAACTGAAATTGCATTTGTAACCTCCAAATTAATGTAATTGTAGTGAGTTATGCTAAAATACATAACGATTCAGGGTCTTAGTCACGCTCATTGTATAGCTTAATAAAAGTTTCTCTATCCAAGTCGTTCAAATCACGTCCGTCGTCTGGCATGTGCATTGTCCATACCATTGCAATCTTTGATAGTGCTTTCTTAAGCTTCTCCGTGCCTCGATTTCCTGCTTCATCATTATCTAAACACAAGACGTAAGATGATGCCCCTAAACGTCTAAGTTGTTCATATTCGTACTGAGTACCAGTTCCAAATAATGCAACTGCAGGATGACCATACACTACTGCAGTCAATGCGTTGAACACAGATTCGCAAATAATAACTTCTTTGCAATCTTCGGGCAATTCATAGAGGCCAAAGACACTTTTTTCTTGATCTGAAGGAAGATAGAAAAATTTACCTTCAATAGACCTGCGGCAGATAAATAAGGTGCGACCTTGTGAATCATGTACAGGAAATGTAATGCAGGGAACTGGTTTCTTTCTACCTGGCGGAAGAAATTTTCCATCAAATCCAATGTCGTATTTCTCAATAACTGCATCTGTAAGTTTTCGCTGATACATGTAAGGAACAGTAAATCTATATTGCTTAAGTTCATCTTCTGATACAAATTTTCGTTTTGTTTGAAGCCGTAACTTAAGATTGTCAACTGCTTGAGAGTTGTATACACTCTGCATAACTTCATCAGGAATCAATGAATCGCCTTGAATATCAATTCCGTCGTCATCTAGATAGGGTTTAAGATCGGGGTGTGCTTCTAATGTAGTGCCTTTAAGAATAAGTATTTCTTTGACACCATTTCTGAACGAATAAGCGGCTCCGCACGAAAAGCAGTGAAAATTTCCGATTTTGTAAACTTTACCATTCATAACTTGTTCTTCTAACGAGCATCCACATGAAGGTCGTCTTTCTTGTCCGTTATTATGAAAGGGGCAATGAAGCTGTTGCCATCGAGCAGAACCATTTGCAGGAGCGCTCAATCTGATCAAGTTATGCTTGTCCATGTAATCAAGTGCGTTAAGAATGTCGTTTCTGGTTAACACTATATCCTCCTTTCTCCAACAGTTCTGGAATTAATATTTGAATTCATCTTGCTCTTTTATACAAAACAAGGCAGGCTCAGCACCTGCCCGAAATTCATAACGATTCGACAATCACTGAATTCTGCTAGTAACCTGGCTAAGTATCTTAGAAAGCATCTCAACTGAACATCCCCTAGAAATAAGATCTTCAATGGTTGACCGTGCATTAGCGTAGTCGGTGTAGCTAACTTCGTGGTCGTCACTAGTCCTCATCTTCTTGTCAGCGTGTTGCTCTGCGTACTCTTTCTTGCCCTCTGTACAGTGATAAATCCACTTGTTATTGTCTGTATCGCAGCAACCAAGTGTTCCAAAAGTTCTGGAACAGTGATCACAATCTCTTTCCTCTTCAGACTTCTTCCATGCTATCAGTTTGTTGATAGCATCCTCAGGCACCCACAAAGTTAAAACCTCTGAGCTCGACTCTGCTCCGAAGACACTAAGCAAGGTTTTAGCTGGTAGCTCGTTCACTATCAACCGAGCACATTTCCAAGCATCTTCCATGCCCTGCCGTCTTCCAAATTCCGTAGCTTCTGTGATCGCTATTCGATATTCTTCTGGAGACACTGAACTGCACTCTTTACACTTAAAATGCCCCTGTGAATATCCGTTTTCTTTTCCTACAGCAAACACATCTGTGACTAAGTTGTTAATTTCTTCTCTAAGTTCATTCAAACTTTTATCGGTCATTATAAGTCTCCTTACAGTTTCAAATTCTTCTATTCCATGCTTCGATAGCCTTATGTTCAATTTCTTCGAGTTCTGCTTTGCAAGTATCTGAATGATACCTTGCGTTACGAGCCTCAAATCTTGTGCCCCTTGAGTCGCATTTCGAACATTCAACATGTGCATAATCATGGTCGTCGTCAAATTGCATGTCAGCGCATTCTTGCTTTCTGATCAGCTTTGCTTCGCCGCCGCAGAACGGACAAGGTTTCAGTTTACTGGGCATAACGTTCTCCTTTCTAGAATAAATCAAAATCAACGTTGTTATAATTGAATCTTGTCATGTTACTTCCTCCTTGAGTTTCCAAAATAAACACTGCTGTCCATTTACATCGGGTCCTACTCTAAGCTCTTTGAGAATAGAGCAATAGGGAACTTTTCCGATAAAGTGTCCCATATCATATTCATCACGCAAGATTGCGTGTACACAGTACCCACAATCCTTATTTTTCTTAGCGTTATCTCGAATCTGTTTTATAAATTGCTTTGTAGCTTCTTGCTGTTCTTTAGTAGGATTGAGAACGAGGTCAAAATCAAAACTCATCTTGGCCTCCTTCTGTCAATAGCTTCAAGCACATTCGAATAAACTTCACTCTTAATGTAATTTTCAGATTCGCAGCCCGATTGAGCAGCTGCCCACCAGCCACTAACTTCGCTATATAACTCTCCCCAACCTGTAAGACTCTTTACTATAGCTGAAAGATCTTCTTTGCTAAGAACTGGCTGTTTCCCTGTGTCGATACAGTGCTGAATATATTCAGGTAAATTTGTACTCATGTGATACCTCCTGTCACAAAACATCCTTAATTAAATTTGCGTATCCCTGTCCTACCTTCGTGCTATCCTCAATCAAGAAAGATTCGTCGTACCACACGTTAATATACATATCTAACACACTTCTCTTGAAGGCCCAGCTAAGTTCACTGAATCTCTTGCCCTTCCACTCGTCGTACAAAATAGGCTCAGTCATTACTTCATCCCTGATGATATATGCAGTTAATGCGCTCAAAAAACCATGCCCGCATAAGCAGATATCAACAAGAATGTTGCCTTTCTCAGATGTCCTCCATACAGGACGAAACATCAGCGGGAAAGGAACGTAAGTTGGTATATACTCTAGTACAGCACAATTGGCTGAAGGCGTTTCTGTAAATTCAATGGTGTTACTACGTAATTCATCTACTATCTCGCGTACTCGAAGCTGACGAGTACGTAAACGAATATCAGCTCGTGTCATATTCTTTCCTCCTTGTCTGCTTCTACGATTGTAGGTGCATTATTAATATCTTCAACTGCAACCATTGATTCATAACCACTATCTGTCCACATATCAACATTGCTTTCCATGACTATCTTATCTGCATCTTTCAACGCTCCATGCCCTTTTGGGAGTACAGTGCCATTTTCAATTGCCCTGTAAACCACATCGGCTTTGGCTTTAGTGTAACCTTTCTTAGCGTACTCTAGTTCAGATCTAGGTATCTTGATGACAACCTCAACTATGTCTGTATTCATATTACACCCTCCTTTTTCTGAGCAGATGCTTGAACATCCCTTTCGGTTCTAAGAGATTCGTACAGCTCTGCGAGTTCTGTGAACGTATCATCAACAGCTTCGATACCGTCGGAATGACTCTGGTCGTATGCGTAATTCCAAATAAGTCTTGCTTCTGATTCGGAAATGTTGTACCGCTCTGCATACAACTTCTGCAGCCTGCGATCAAATTCTGCTGAAATCTTGTTGTACATTGAACGAAGTCTATTAGCTTCGTTATTGTATGCTTCGATTCTTCGAGCTACTTCTTTGATATTCCAGTTAACCGACATGTCGTAATCAATAACGTGGCCTTCCTTTGCTTTAGGAAACTGAGCCGAATCAGGTCGCATGGAAAAGCTCTGTAGAAAATATTTATACTCGTCGATAACATCGCTGACATAACCGTATCTGTTGATTTCGTTGATTGCAGAATCAAGATCTGCCTTAGTGTAATTAAACCTCTTCATGTCCATATTAAATCCTCCTTAGATTAAATAAGTATTGACTGCATTGCTGAGTCGAGTGTTTGTCCTGAATAATACCTTGCTAAAATTTCGTCAATCTGCTTACGATTGAATCCATCTTTCTTCAATTCGCGTACTATATGCGCTTCCATCTCTTCCTGCTTCTCAATCTCTTTGTCGTAGTCGTCTATAACTGCAACAGGATTAGTACGGGCTGATTGCTCTATGAGAAATTTCTTTGTTTCCTCAATCTCTTTATCACTTCTGTATACATACCATGTAGGTAAGTATAACGTTTCGCCATCAACGACGTAAGATAAGTCCTTTACCATGTGATGTGACCTCCTGTATTTATGTTATGTCTATATTATATGATATTTATATGAAAAAGTCAAGATAAATTTTTAAAATCTACAAAAAAAAATAAGACCCGAAGGTCTTACTTAATATTCA